ATATCTTGTATAATATCTGATTGAAGTTGAATGGACAACCACGCAATTGATGTGTAAATCATTTTATATAACATTTCTAAAAACTGTTTGTTACATTCCTTCACTTCTTCAACAAAATTCAAATTTGAATCAGTCGAATTTAGTATAATATTTGGTTTGATTTTAACCAGTTTTTCAATATCCTTTTTTTCAATGAGAATATCGTTCTTCTTGAATTGCTCATTTAATAAATGTATCTTCGTGGGAATTCCTGCAAAATGTTTAAATAATTCGTCTGATAAAAGTTCAAAGTTTATATTTATGTTTGCAATATCCTCTATATTCTGAATAATTGGTAGCACTACTTTTAACAATTCGACAAAACCCGTATTTTCTTTATATTTTGTTTTTAACCAAAATTTCTCTACATCCGATTGAAATTTTATCAATGGTATATCTTCAATTATATATTCGTCCATTGCTGTATTTCCTTCGTAAGTAGTTTCGTTTCTATAAATATCAGGAATACCTTCATAAGAACTCATGTCATTTGATTGCTGAATCTCATCGTGTTCGTGATAAAAATTTAAAAATCGAAGTTCATACATATCATGATATATATTTTTCAATTTTGAAAATTTATCGAATAAATCTTGAAGATTTGTTTTGTAATTATCAAAATCATTTTTCGAAAAGTTTTGTAAATTATCAATTATATTATCCAATATAGCACCTTCTCTGTTTTTCATAATATTTTCAACAACAACCTCGATAGTTATATCTTCATTAGAAACGGCGTTTATGATATCAATCATACTTGTATACAATAAAGGCGGGATCGCGAGTTCCATTTTTTCCTCTTGTAATTTCATAATCAGTTCATCAACATCAGATTTATCTTCAATATTGAGAGGATTTTGAGTCTTAAATAATCGACTGTAAAACGACAGTTTATTATTTTGTATAATTAAATCGTTAAAGTTTAATTTGTTATATTTAATGGTCTGTGGTTCGATATCTGTCATATTGGTTTCTATATGTGATTTCAAAACTTTCAATTCATCAACATCTATTTCGTCCAGAGAAGAATTGAATTCGTTTAATAATGAATCTATATGTTGATAATCCATATCAAAATTATCATTATCAATATTGAAAGATTTCATTATATCTGCTATTTTTGGTTTGATTGCTTTAATAAGATCATTGAGTTCTGAAAAAGCATCTGTATTTCTATAATTCATAAGTTCTGGTTTTTCCATTTTACTGGCAATCTTTCTCGACAAAAGATCACTTAATGTACTAGTTGGTCGCTTGTAATATGCTGCAATTATTGGTATATTTGTATCATCTTGTTCGGAGACAGGATAATATATATTAAGTTCTTTTTCAACATTTTCGCTATGAATTTCAATTGTTGTTTTCATATGTGGTTTTATACGAAGTTTCTTAGAATCACTGTCATAACTGACAGCGAACATCATTTTGTTTTTTTCATTTTGCGCGACAGTATATTGTGTTTTTTCTAACGCATTGAATTTTGAAACAAAATCCTCTATATCATTACAATCCACATATTTTCTTGTACCGTCTGTAATAAAAACATAATTACTAATGTCTTTATCGTTTTTTTGTTTAAAGAACATTTCTGATATGGCATCAGATTTGTTAGAATTTCTAAAAAAACTGTAAAGTTCGTCAAATATTTCTTCTTTTGAAAATGCTAAAAATGTTGGATTTTTTTGTGCAATTTCATCTAGAGTCAAAATCTCAAAATATTCAATCTCATCTAATTCTTCATCTTCAACTAGTTCATATGAATTTAAATTGAACTGTTGTTCTTCCATAATAAAGGATGTTCTTTACTATTTAAAAATAAATTATTTGTGTAAAATAATATTCTCTTTTTATTTCTCTACAAAATTGTTCCATTCGTTTTTCATTTCTGAAATATTTTCGATAATTTCCATACAATTATTATTCAGAAATTTGATAAATACTGATTTATCTGTCTGATCAACCAATGTGATTCTTACAAGAAGTTGATCTTTCAAAGGATGAGGACAAAGATATCCTACATAAGAACAATTAACATTTTCTTTGGCGGATTCTCTGATATATTTATTATGAATATATGATTGAATAATATTACCAATAGTATCATCCTCTCCAGGAATATCAAATTCATATGTATTTGCCAGTTCTTCGAACTGTGTTATATTGATTTTTGTTGCTGAGTTGTTTTCAAGAATATTTTGAATCAGATTTTTGAGTTTCATTGTGATAATTTGAAGTGACTTATTTACGAGATACTTTGGTCCAAGTTCATTGTTCAAAGGTTCAATCTCGAATTGAACCACGCTTGCGTCACCATATTTGTTCTTATAATATGATCTTTCTTTTTCAAGAACACCTTCTTTAGTCTTGGAAACATTTGGATCTTGTATATAGAAGAAGTTTGATAGCGAAACTGGGCAAAATGCAGAATGGTATCTTCCTGTACGCTTTACAACAGTTGCTTTAAAATGCAATTCTTCACTTGGTCTCAATCTTGTAATTAGAATATGACTATCTGATACAGGGTTTTTTGGGAAAATTCGCGAAAGTTGAACAGGAGTCAATTCTTTTCCATTCATTTTGCCTTTTATGTTACCAGAATGAACATTTAATTTACTAATATTTTCATTTGAGATATTCAATTCAAATACAATACTATCGTCTTCAAAATTTTCAACTTCATCTTCTGTCAAACAAACAGGAATGAGACCAATACGATGAGACATAATTTCATTATGCAAAGGACCATTATTTTTAAAGATTTCTACAGTTGATTCAGATTCGCCAATAAAACCACAAATAGGAATGTCGGTGAGTATAACCCGTCTAATACCATTTATGATAGAAATATCAACATCATGAATTTCAAACGTATGTTTTCCAGAAGGGTCTTTTGGATCATAAACATAATTCTTGAACATACCTTCACTTTACAATATTAGTATTTCTAATTGTTTATGTCATTTTTTATTTTCTCATGAAGTATTAGCAAAACAATGGATCTAACTCTCTTCATTATAATGGTAATATTTTCATTTATATTATACTATCTTCTTGGAAGTATTCAGTCTTTATTGAAAGAAATAAAAGAAGTAAAAACTAAATGCATACATACTAATAATACTAAAAGAGAAGAATTTCAAGTAGAAACAAAGGATCCTTCTGAAGTCATTCGCGAAAAAGCAACAGGTTTTCTCAATAGTATCAAATATTTTGTTGATAAATAGATTTTCAAAAAAAGGAAAAATGAAAAACTTTTAATAATCCATATATATAATAAATGGCGAAGTTAAGATGTTTTGAATGCAAAAAACCAATCTTAGAAATATTTGCTGCCATTGGTAAATGTAGATGCGATAATATATATTGTTCAAAACATATACAAGACCATAATTGTGATTTTAATTATAACGATTTGCACCAACAAAGAACAAAAATTGTAAAAGTAGAAGGTATTAAAGTTAACAAAATATAAAGATTTTTATATATTAAACATCAATCCGACTTGATTTCCAACAATTTCAAACAAATTATAAGTTAAACAATATGTAGTTACAAGATAATCATATTCATAAGTTGCTTTATTCATATTTTTAAGCACATCGTTGATTTTCTTATTATCATATTCTGTTTTAACTCCAACTAAAAGATTTGTTTTTACTAAAGCAGAGTTATAATATCCTGACAAAAATTCTTTTTGTGGATATAATGCAAACGAATAACAATATATTCCTTGTTTTGGAATACGCGAATGATGTTGATACGGTTGTATCATATTAAAATATTGAGCAGGTTTTGTCTGAATTCTGTCATTGTTGTTGAAATAAATTCTGGCACTATCTAAAATACCTCTGGTGCTTTCTGGTATATCTGCTGAAAAATTTGTATGTTCATTGTATTTATAAAAATCATCTCTTTTTGTTACCCAAATTATTTCTTTTGTTGGAGTATTGACAGTGATATTGATATTGAACAAAGATGAATTTTGAGATGATATATTTTGTGCTGAATTTATTGTCAATTGTTCTACAAGATATGAAAGTTTTGCCTTTCTGAAAAGCGTATTTCTTTCCTCTTCTGCCAAAAATATATAATTTGCATCAATATATGGATTAATAGAATATTCTTTTGTGAAAGTTTTAAGATTTATATTATCATCATACAATTCGTTATAATAAGCAGGACTTACATATGTCTCTAAATCTCTTGAGAATACTTGATAAAGGTTTTCTGATGATTCTAGTTCAATTTTGACTGTTACTATATTCATAGACATTCTTAATAGTGGTAATGCCAATGCAGGATTTTTTGTAAACCAAAAGTTTAATGGTATGATAATTTCCCTTGCGTTTATCGACGGAGGCATATTACCTTCTTTCGAAGAAGCAGGATAAAAGTTATATATGAATTTATTATTCACAATTGTTATTTTTTTTGTTGCTGCAACAGGTTCTTGTAATTCTGGAACATTGCCTATCATTTGATCATATTTATTATCGCCTTCAGGAAGTATTAACTCATTCCATATAGTCATCCATTCCCCTGTTGTTTGATCAATAGTAAGACCATCAATATGTATACTTGCTTTCTTGATAATAACATTTCCTATGCGTTTTACCCATTTAAATCTGTAAACATCAGAAGAATAAATGTCGGGCAATGTAAGACAAAAATACAATTGTGACAATAAATCTCCATGACGAGGAATGATACACTCTACTGTATTTGAAATTTGATCTGGAGAAATTTCAGGATTTTTTTGAAAAACAAGTTGTTTACTTTCCATTGCAAAATTAGTATGTCTTTTAAAAACATATTGATAAAAACTTAATTCGGGATTAATTGATAAATACTCGTCTATTTGACCAACAGCAATCAGTTGAAGCAGACCTCCTCCCATTATAATATAATGTCAAATAAATATCTTATATGGCTTGAGTATTATTTTGATTTAAAAATAAATATAAAAATTAAAAAGGTATAGGAACATTATTTGTATCTTCTGATACAATTGCTATGGAATATTGATCTGTTGTAATATCATCATCGATTGGAACTGTTGCGCCATTTTTTGTAAATTCTTTTTGAAATAGGCTGTTTATTTCATCTTCATTTATTGCATAATTAAAATATGACAAATTTGCCATAAGTATCGCACTTGAATCACCAGAAGTTTTAAAAGGGTTCTCTCCTTCTTTTCCATTCGTTGAGAAAATATCGCCTGGATTTACATATAATGGCGATCTATTGTGTTTCATAACAGCAGAACCATAAGAACCATTATATGGAGATTCGACAGAACGATCTAAAATTTTAATTCCATTTATATATATTTTACAGGAGGTTTTGTTTTGATATAAAATATCATTGTCTGGATTAATTTCTTTCAAAACAACTGTAAACATAAACCATTTTTTGTCATAGGTATAATCGTTCAAATTATAGATACCTAAAAGACCTTTGTTTTTGTCTTCCCAAGCACCTGTAGAACAATTTATTGCATTTTTACCATTTTCTCTATAGGCATCTGGGTTTGTCAATGTATTATATTCGACTATTATAGCAGATCCATCTGATTTCATTCGTATCATTGGATTTTTTACCAGAATATATGTTCCATTATTTGTTAATTCACAATTTGTATTGTTCATATATGGAATTTTCATTTTGTTACCACGTAATAGCAAAACAATATCAGATGACATTACATTTGACAAACCCGAGTGGTCTTTGTACATCCAAAAATTATAAGAATATTCCGCGCCTCCATTCTGATTAATAGAAGGAGACAAATCTTTGTATGATGGTTTTGTTTTGTTATATGTATCGAAACTCCATTGAGTTGTATTGAAATCCATTATGCCGTCAAATAGAACAATATGTTTTTGAATAGACATTGCATTCTGTATATTTGATATGCTTTCATAGTTAAAAACCAAATACAATATAACAAGAAGAATCAAAACAAATATTATTGCAAGAATGACTTGAAGAATATGTGCAAAATTCATTTTTATACTCTATATTTAATATATATTTATTTTAAGCAATTTGATAAATTGGTGATCTTAAACCGTAACTTCCTAAACCCATTTTTGCAAGAACACCATTCAATGGACCTTGATTATAGTCATTATAAATATCTTTATTATTCAAATCATAGTTATATGTAGTAACTTTTGAAACCAAACCAGAAAATCCGGGTCCATGACTTGATTCGAAAGAACCACCGACATGTAAACTTCCCATCTTATCTAAATTTAAATTTGAAACCTTGACAACTTTACCACCAGGTGTGATATCTCCTGATGTTGTTATTTTTGAAACATCTCCGTCGACATATGCTACTATGCTACCACCATTCGAGTTTTCGTTCACAACAACACCAATATGTACCCAGCGCTGAATAGGAATATATGGGATTGTTATACCTTGTTGCATGAATTCATGAAGATCAGATACCGAAAGATTTTGAACAGATTCGTATGATTTTGTAAATGTATCATTTTCTAAAGCACCAAATCTCACATATAATTTATTTTCAGTACTATCTAAGAAGACATATGGACTTGCTCGTCGTATATCACCTGCATCACCAATATGGAATACGTGACGATATGATCCATTGTATTTGTTCAAATCATGAATATACATCCAAAAAGTATATGAACGTCTTTTTCCATTTCCTGTAGTATTAAAATTTGTTATTTCGTATTTACTATATTTATGTCCTAGAACAGGCACCTTTGTTTGTTCAAAAACAATTTTTGACTGATTAAATACAGAGTACGATATTAATGAATATAATCCATATGCAACAAACACACAGAGTATCAATACGAATATGAGTCCGCCAATTACAAGCATTTTATTTGGATATTTGTCAAATGCATCTGTCATTTTACTTGTCATATCTTCTGTTGAATTTTGAATATCTGTAGTAGTGTCTTTGACCTTTTCTATTATATCATCTAGAAAAGATTTTTTCGAAGATGATTGTTTCGCCGATTTTGAATCTAATCTTTTTTCTACTTCATTCGATGGAATATCTGGCATTTCAGTGGGATTTGGCATATCGATATCATCCCTTGGATCATTATCAGGTACATCATCGTCAAAATCAGGACCAATATCATTTTGATCATTATCATAACCATCTATAGCATTTCGATCAGACATATCTCTTCTAAAGTTGTCATTATATCTATTGACATTTTCATCGAATCGTCGGTTATCTACATTGTATCCGTCCATAAATGTATCTATCTAATTAAAGAACATATAATTTCTTGTTGTGTTCACATGGTAGTTACTTATTTGATATAAAGGAAATGAAGTTGAATATGACTTTTTGGTATACTTATTTTGCAGAGATAAGTAACTTAAAATTTTCGTAAATTTTGAAATATCTGACTTTACATTTGGTTTCAAAGATAAATTTTTTAGAGGATACATTAAATAAGCAAAAAAACAACAACCATTGTCGTGTAAATTGTTATTCATAAGTATGTCAAAAATAATGATATTTTTAATGAATAAAAGATAATAATCATTTCTTTTTTTAATTGTTGTTTTTCTTTTACTTAATTCAGCAATTAAATTTTCATGAAACCTTAATGGATTTAACCAAACATCATTAGATAAAACTCTGATAATATAATTTATATCATAAGAGTTTCCATATAAGTTATCAATATTCATTATTTCATCAATGTTGTCTGACGTAAAATTCGAATCCTCTAATTTATGAAAACAATGAGACAAATTACAATCACTTTGTTTTATGACTTTATTTATTTCTTTATCATCACGTTGTGGTAGTGATCGTTTGATAACACGAAATGCTTCTTGTGTTGTTGGTAAAGTAAGTTCTATAATTTTACATTTCTTCTTCAGTGTACCTAGTTTTTTGACAATCTCGCTTGAAGATATACATATTATTGGAATTTTCTTAATTTTGGATTGTGATAAGATATTTAAAAGTGTAGTGTTGATTGTTCTATCTATTGCCATCATTGATTCAAACTCGTCTATTAATATTATTTTCTTCTTGTTTTGATTTGTAAGTTTTTGTACAAGCGAAGAAGACGATGCTTTAATTATATTATCATTCAATTCTGATGAAGAAATACATGTATTGATTGTTATATTTATGATATCAAGATCAAACGAATTGCATATTTTTTGAATAGAGTATGTTTTACCTATTCCTGAATTACCACAGATAAACAATAAATTGGAAATTGAAATTTTACCAGAATAATCATTTATTTGGTCGGTAATCCAAGATATTACATTATTATATTGATCTTTGTTTCCACATAATTCAGAAATATCCATTGTATTCAATAATATATTTGTCTTTAATATAAGATAAGTTCAATAGCAATCATGATGAAATAAAATAGAATAGCAAGTGTACATAATACAATTTCTATATTTAATAATGAACCATTTGTTTCGGATTCATTAAATGAAAAGTGCTTGAGTTCTCCTCTTTCATCAAACATCATTGCTGGTTTGAACAAAAAAATAGATAACAAAGCAATAACATACATAAGTATAGCAATAAACATTCTTTTGAACATAGTTTTTATAAATTTATTCTCTATAATATGAAAATAATAATAAATAGGTAAAATAAATATATTATTTTAGTAAAGAAGAATGTACATTTTATTCAAAGTAATTATACTTATAATAGTTGTATATCTTTCAATGTCTACAACATTATACATTTTATATGAAGAATTTACAAATAATGACAATTTGAAGAAGAAAGTCAATCCCAATATTTATAGAGATGCTATTATTGTTCAAGAATCTCATAAATGTGACGACAGAGAAAAACTTTATAGAAATATATTCATGAAAAAAATACCAAATTCTTCATTATTGTCTGTTATCAAATATATTGACGGGATCGAATGGTCTAAATGGAACAGTAAAATGTATAATGAAAACATTATAAACGATGTGAATAAAAACATACAATCTTATTTACAAGACATTATCGACAAACAGACAAAAAATATTATTATAGTAGATAGTCAGTTTCGTCAATGTAAAACTGATAAAAATAATAAAAAGCATGTCTTATTAGATTTTGACATCATCTTTCATGAAAAAGACATGGAAAATGCAGATTATTTGCGTTTACTGTTTGTTTTGAATTCGGAAAAATTGGATGTAATTTTCATTAAACTTATTGGAGAGATACACAAAGACAAACTTTATGTTGATATTGGAAATATTCAGGGATTGAACAAAAGTAGTTTACCTCAACATGATGTTTCTAAACACGAAAGTTATTCCAAGGAATTATTTAATTACGAAGACACGTTTAATAATATTCAATCAGAAGACGAAAGAGTTCAGAATATACTTTATAATAGACTAATGGAATCAAATTTGGAAGAAGATCCTCTTTATATTGAGAACAAGATACATACAATAAATCAAAATGCTGTAAGAAAATATTTTACAAATAAATTAAAAAGTTAATGTGAAAAGTATTTAAAGATTTGATCAATTATATAGTTTGTGGGAGGAATCCCACACATCGCTCCTATAGCTCAGCAGGTAGAGCGAGGTAAGTTTTTTACATTTTTTGCTATTTAATTTTATCAATTTTGTTTTGATAAATCATTTTTCTAACTTTTTTCTTAATATTTTCAGAGGCTGTTAACCTCTAGGTCACAGGTTCGAACCCTGTTGGGAGCGATTATTTTTTAATTATCATCGATAATGTCGATTATATATGGATATAAGAACAATATTTATTTGATTGCTTAGAAGCAATGATACTATTTTACAGTGAATTCTGTCAACATTGTAATGTTTTATTGGAAACAATATCACGTCACGATAAAGAGAAGAGAATTAAGACAGTGTCAATAGATTTACTTAGAACATTGAATAAACCTATAGATCCTAAAATTCAATCTGTTCCGGCACTTTTACTTGTAAATACAAAGGAGTATCTTTTTGGAAAGGCGGTTTTCGATTATTTACTTCTTCCAAATAGAGGTGTGTTGTTTTCTGGACAATCCTCAAGAGACGATAAAAAATTGGGATCAAATATGAACAAATCAGGAGATTTATCCAGTGAA